TTATACCGCTAAAAACGGTAGATGCCCCTCTTGTCCTAGCTGGCATATTATACACGGCTATTTTACCAGTATTAAAATCAGACAATGTTTGAGCGCCAGTTAATTCAGATATTAGATCACCAGATCTTAAATCAATAGCGCTTGCATTACCTTCTCCTGTTCCAGAGGCGAAAATCCACCCTACTGTTACAGGATCAAAGTAAACCATTGTTCCGCTTTCGGGCAGACCTGTATAAGCTGCGTATTGCTGGAATCTAGGATCTCCTGCTCCTGTGGCTTCAGGATATCCTTGAGTATAACCAGAAAAAACATATTCTCCTGTGTATCTTGACCAACTATCACTATCTATACCTGTTACTGTAAAGTTGTCATACCTTTGTCTCCTAGAATTAGCTATTAAATTTAATTCTTCGTAAGAATCAGAACCTGTAGGATTGTAGACGCTTAACACTCCATTCATAGACGAGGAGTTAAATTGGTTTGTTAATCTAATGGTTTCTGCCTCTAAGTCTACAGCTAATACTTTTCCAAAATTTGCTACATTAGTTTTTAATTCATCTTCTACTATAACAAGATCTCCAGGTTTGCATAATAGACTTTCTAGTCCTGCGGTAAATGCAACTTGTTGATTCTCTTTTAACTTAGAGAAAATTTGGTGTTGTGCAGTTCTACGAGCCATCGCTCTAGAAGTGATGCCTATACCTTCTATTTTTTTCTTAAAAATACCACGCTCTTTAATGTCTTCCTCGTCTTCTACTACCTCAATTTTAGGAGAAAAATTATCGAATCTATCTCTATATCCGACTTCTATACAGTTAAATTGCTCATCTCTCCTATTGTTTGAGTAGAAGAAAAGACCATCTTTAACACTTTCGTTTGTGAATAAATTTACTGCTGTTCGCGGCCTATCGTCTACAAAATTAATTTCAGAATTACTAAAGAATGTTCTTCCTCTGAATAAAGCTGCGATGGTGTTTATCGCATCGAAAATCTTTTGTCCTTGGTCAAATACAATATTGCAAGAATATCGAGGCTCTTTACCTCCTCTTCCATCAGTTACTCCTTCAAAATATCCTTGCTCGTCTACAGCATCGCAAAATCTTCCTATTTTATATAACTGCCATTTATTAATGGTGTCACTATTTATATGAGAACCCATCCCATATCTAGAGCTAGTCAGCAAATCATATAAAATCCACGCAGGATTGTCTGTCCATATTAATTCGTCTCTAAAAGATCCATCCCAATCGCCTTTGTAAATTAGTTTATCTCTCTTACTTGTGTTATCAAAAAGTTCTTGATTATTGTAATATCTTTTATCTCTTCCATTTTTAGTAGGGAAGTAATTACTCGGGACTTTTACTTTTTTTAATTTACAGTCGAAACTCCTTCTCGGGATACTTCCAAAGGCTCTTGAATCTAATTTGGTTCCTACTATAGCGGAATAAGGATAAGGAAGATTAACTTTAATTATTTCTGTTACTTTTCTTACATTAACTGATTTAGCTAACAGAGCAGAGTTTGTTTCGTAAGAAAGTTTACTAACTTTTACATATCTCTTTTGAGTACTATCTTGATCTAAAGTTCCCGCTTCTATACCTACTTCACCATCAGCACTTAAGACTAATTTATTTTTACTTTTAGATTCAGGTAATTCGAAAGGTCTAGACAAATAATTTAAGTGATCATCTGCGCCATTGAGTTGAACTACAAATTCTCTACCAGTTGCAGCTTTATAATCAGGGTTTCCTATATCAATTAAGGTATTCCCTTCTATAAGAGCTACTATACGATAGATATATTCTTTATGTTTTTGTAGACCTTCGTTTTCAAGTATTGTTCCTGTTTCTACTTTTATGTTTAGAACAGTGGGGAATGAAGTGCCTATGGATAAATCTTTATTATCTTTTCCTCTCCCCGTCCTGACATCATCTACATCTTTGATTAAGGTATCTTTTAAAGCTGATATATCTATAGTGACAAAAGCCTCGTCTACGTTAGGATTATATACTGTATGAACAACAGGTATTTCTTGTTCATCAAAATTTGCGAATGAATTCTCTCCCCAATTTGAATAATTCCTTTGTATGTTTCGAGCGTCTCTTCTTTCGTCATCACTACCCTCGTTTAAAGGTAAACCATTTACTAGATCTGTATTATAATTAGTCGCGCTTTCACCTAAAACTCTGTCTCTAGTTAACATTGAGACATTAGTAATAATCCTTTGAGGGGTATTGACTTGATCTGCCTCTGTGTTTGAATTTCCCTCGGCTCTTGCAGTTCCGAAAGGTCCGAAAAGCTCTCTATCATATAGGTGATCGATAAAAACTTTGCTGAAATATGTAAATGCGTCTTGTGTCTCTTCTCCTTTTTTAAACTCGGCTAAGACATTACTATAATTGTATTTTAAATTAGTTGTATTGAAATTATTTACAGTAGAATCTGTTTGTATAAGATCTTCAGTTATCTCCAGAGTTTTAGCATATTTGAAAGAATTCAAATCGCTTAATGCCACAATAACCTCTCGGGGTATTTTGTAAGTATGAGCCTCGCCATATTTAAAAAGAGTGTTATCTATGTTTGTGGGAGCAAAAGTTTCTACAGAATCATTTTCAATTGGAAATTCAAAAATCAAAAACCCATGCATTTTTCCTGTCAGAGTTCCATCAGAATTAATTTCGGGACATGTAACATCCGTAACTCTCATGCCAGCATTCTGCATGACTGCGATTAAATTAAAATTGCTTTGTGATCCGACTGGGAAAGTAGTCATATTAAATAACTGATTCCCATCTAAAATTGATTTATTTAAATTACTATTTGAGTCTTCTACTTTGACTATAATAACCCCGCCGTATTCTTCTGGATTTAAATAATTAAATATTAAATTATTTACATTATCTTCGGTGAAATTTAAACGGTTTAAAGCTCTTAGAGCTAATTCTTTTTGAAGTCTATTCCCTCCTTGTTGGTTATTATTAGCGAACAAACCGTAAATAGTGTTTAGTTCATCATAAACTACTTCATTAATCCTTTGTTCGTTTTGATCAAATACGCCTTCGCTGTTACTATGAAACGCCCCACGGAAAGGGATTCTTCTTCCTCGGCTTATTTCGACAAACCTTAAATTAGGTTGAAAAGAAAAAACAAATTTAGATGATGCTAAAACTGTATCTGCCCATAAGAGGCTACCTAATGTTCCTTTAGCTCTACTATCGTCTCTAAATGCTGCATTAGAATCACTGTAACCAGTTTGTCTTTCTCCATTTAAATACCATTGGAAAGTTTGTGCTCCAGCACTACCCCTGTATTTTACGAAGCCTCTAATGTAGGCAGCGAAATCTGATATAGCTGCTGGCAATAGTGGTTCTGTTACCGAGTTTCTTAATGAGTTAAATAAGGTTTTAGTTTCCCTTAAATAAACCATAGCCACATCTGAATTAGAAGATCCTTCATCAGAATCAATTCCTCCAGCGGTATTGGAATTAAGAGCTGTTATTCTTCCATCAGAGCTACGATTAGAAGATTCTTTTAACTCTTGAAAAAACTCACTACAAAATGCAATCCCTTTAGTACTATCCAACTCCATATTAAGAGTTTCTATAGTTTCTGTTTCTAAAGTAGTTAATTCATCTCCAGTTGTATCAGAATCTGTAGTTACTGCTACAGCGGTATCATCTAAATAAATACCTTGTAGCATCTCTAATCCATCTACAGTTTTTCCATTGGCATTTACCAACCCCTCGATGGGTCCATCACTAATTAAATCTAAAGTTTCTGCATAACTAAATGAAGCTCCATATTGCAGCTCCCCCATTACAGGAGGTTTATAAATAGGCGGTTTAGGTTTTTTACGACTTCCACCGCCAGCAATACTAAGTTTTTTGAGTAAGTGTTTCATTATATTGGACTTACCCTATTACCTACAAAAACGGGGTTATTTCTACTCCCCCCTAAAGATTCTTGTGGCGCTTGATGTTGAGGAAATGATTTAATTGTGGCTTGTATCACTTGTGAACCTACCTTTAATCTACCATATCCAATCGGGACTGGGGAACCTTGGCTAGCTACATTGACTGTATTACTGAATATAAGGGAAGATTTAGATGCATCTGCCTCGATCTCCAAAGCTTCTACTTCTGGTTTAGGTGTTAAAGCGTAAGAAATCGCAGCGAATATAAGTGAAACGGCTATGTTAGCTAAAAGGGTTCCCGAGCCTAAAAAAAGAAAAACACCCGCGAATGGTCCTGCTCCTGTGATAGCTGGAACTAAATCTATAGTTTTAGGGTTTTTGACCCCTGTCATATGTTCTTCTTGGGTGACTCTTTTTTTGTCTATTATAATATCGTAGCAAAATCCTTGTTTTTGTAATTCCACTAACCTTTGAATAAAACCAATCCTATTACAATCTATAGCCTCTAAGACATCTTTTGGGTTTGGTAGGCTCAATTTAAAATTATCGCCGTATTCCCGAGCCAAAATTCCATGTATGTATACTTGTGTCATGCTACTGCCTTAATCCTTTCTAGTATATTTACATCAGCTTCTATGGTTTTGGGCGTATAAATATTTATTTTTTTTGTATTTAAACTATAAATCAAAAATGGTTGGCAGCAATTGTCAGACATTTTGATATCAAATTCAGATTCTGTTTCATCTCCTATCAAATGACTGTGGAAAACGGCTACCATATCGTAGGAATCTTTAAACAATAAATAACTTAGAGGATTTATTAAAAAATATGATCTAGGGTCTTCAGAAACATTGTCTTCTAATTGCACAATAAATTCTTTATT